ATTGCCTTTTCAAGTCCGAAAACCCGAAATTCGATAGTGCCCGTTTCGCCAAAGCTTGTGAGGTGAAGCCGTGAGCGCCGAAGCCAAACCCACTTTCGCCCTTAATGTTACTGGCTGGGAAATACCCCTTCGCTATTATAGGGGCTGGACAGTGGTTTTCTCCGTAGCGTCTGAGTCTTTTTCCTGCCCGCTGCTCTGCCTGTTCAACTTCAGCAACTCTAGGGACTTGGAGCGCGCTATCGACAAAGCCCTTGAATGCCGGGCGGAGAGGGGGTCCAAGTGAATTGGGGAGTAACAGCTTGCCATTGTGCCGTTGTCCCTTACGACCGCGCAAGCTACCTCAAGCCGCGCTATCGCTCAGGGCACCCGCTCGCTATCGGCTCGCGTGCAGAAAAACTTGACTATTGCCTTCGGCAGTGCGACCTTTGGCGGTCGTGGAGCGAGCGAGAAAACGACGCCGCGCAAGTCCAGTTTTGTTCCACGCAAGCCGCAATCTGGTATATACACTTTCAACAAATATGAAATACGACAAAAACAAATTAGAATTCGCTAAACCGGCAGAACTCGACCACATGCCCGTGGAGGTTGCTACGGCGTTGCTAACAGAGCCACGCTCGCGCATTACAAATAGGCACCGCAAACTGTGCAAGTCCGCGCGCGAGAAAGTTTTCCTCAGCACATCACCTATTGTTCACCCCCAGAAATTAGTCAAGGAAGGTATTCTTGAGCCTATGGGATTTCATTACACAGCCATCGCTGCAAAAACCGCAGAGCACAAGCTCGTGGTGCGTGCTGGCCATGCTACGCTGGCCCAACTTGATAAATGGCGGTCACGCTGTAGGACTAAGCGGCGCGCGGTTCAAACGCAATACCAAAAAGTTCTCAGCACAGAAATTCCAGACAACGCGCACGCTGCGTTTAAACAGAGAATCAAAGAGCAGACGTTGCTGCTACTGAGTCAGCGCGCCGCTATCCTCGACCTTGCGTGGGATATTTTCGACAGCGAAATCAGCGCTCGCGCCGCGCGATGTGTGAACAAGAAACCCATCAACCCGAATGAAATCCGAAGAAACAATTTACTCGCAGCGGTGCTCGCGGAACAACGCACTAGTTAGTGCGGACTATTCCGAATGGGTTGATGCATACTTTAACCTGATTGAGTCCGAACAACCAACCGAAGTAAAACTGCAACCTTATGAGCAAACAAATCGACCTGAACCCTGAAATCAAGCGGCCAATGGATAAAGCCAATATGGCCAACGATAATCTGGCCCTGCGCAACTTGTGCGGGTTCCTCAATAATCCCGCCGTGACTGGTGCAGAGCCGCCGCCCAAAGGCGCGCAGTTACCCACAATTCAAACTGAGGAGGCCCTCGATAGGTCTGGGGCCACTATCGCGCCGGACCCTTTGGCCACTATGTCACAGCCGATGCCTGCGGCAGACCCGGGAACTCCCGCGATTGTGGATAACTTCAACAGAATCTTTTTCACCGGGCGTATTTGCGTGGGTAAGGACTATTGTGCCAAGGCGGTCGGCGCAACGATTGTGGGATTCGCTGAGCCAATTTATTACCTAGCGAAACGTTTCCTCGGGGTCGGCGTAACCGCAGATGCGAACAAAGACATCCCGGGCATGCGGGCTTTCTTGCAGGCGATGGGGAATTGGGGACGCGGCACAATCAATGAAAAGTATCCAGTCACGCCCGCGCGTGCGCTTTTCGTGGACCGCATTCACCGCCTCGCGGAATCCGGCTCTTTGCCTGAGGAATATTTCGTTGAGTGGGAGAAATTCGGGGAAGATGAAAGCCTGTGGCTGAATGCGGCGCTAGCGCGTGTCGCGTCACAATCCTCGTCCGAAGCTCGTCTTGCGTTTACACAGGTTCGCTTCAAGAACGAGTTTACCACGCTTCAGGCCGAAGGCTACACACATTTTCATGTGATGACTAGTTCTAAATCTTGGCTAGAGCGGCTAGCCAAACGTAACTTGAAGCCCGACGCTCCGGCGCTCAAAGATACGACCGAACAATTCGCGGCTGCACTTGACCAGAGCGTTATCAAACAAATAAGCGCGCATAAGACCGGGCCTAAGCTCCATTGCTTGTGGTCTGATTCTTCTCCGCCCCCCTCAACTCGTCTATGGACACTAGCGGAATTTTGTGCCGCGTGTTCCGTTGCATTGCCCGCCTCGTCAGACTCGGCCCTCGATGGCATTATGATGGAGTAATATGGCAAGCTCTGTCTCTAAACAATCGGTAGAATTCGCGAGGCGAAAGAAAATCGTGAGAGAAGTCTTGGAAACACTAGAAAGAAACAAACCTTTTTTGGACATAATTATGAGCAAACAGAACAAAACACCAAACGATAGCGCCGGTCAAAACCCGCAATGGCCGGGAGAAAAATCCCGCAAGCCGGGGCATTACGACAAGACGACCCACAAGCTCGGCGACGGGGACCTAACTGAAGAAACAATCGTGCCCATTGTGGATAACATCCCGGGCAAACAATCGGACGGCAATGAACGCTAAGCCCCTCACATACCTTGCGTGTCCATATTCGCATCCGAACCCTGCCGTGCGCGAAGCGCGATACAAAGCCGTGACGAAGTGTGCAGCTAAACTCATGGAAAAGTTTCCCGACCTAAATATTTTCAGCCCAATTTCCCACAGTCACCCGTTGCATATCGAGGGGGGTATGGCGGGGGATTGGAAGCGTTGGGCTAAAGTCGATGAAGAGTATATCGGGGTAAGTAGCGCCATGTATGTGCTTTGCCTCAAGGGTTGGGATAAATCGGTAGGAGTAACGGAAGAAATCAAAATTGCTAAGCGGCTGGGTATTGACATTTACTACATCGACCCAAAAGATTATGGGCTTGAAGTGGACCCGGAGTCTTTTTCGGCTATTGATAAATCAAATCCCAAAGACCTCATTGGTTCCCGCAAAGTGAGTATTACTAAATTCCCCGCTGCTGCGTTGCTGCACGGTGCGCATGCAATGGGTAACGGTGCGGCTAAGTACGGTTCTTATAACTGGCGCGGAAACCCGGTGCGCGCTAGCATCTACATCGACGCTGCCATTCGGCACCTGAGCGCATGGTTCGAGGGAGAAGAGCATGCCGCTGATTCCGGTGTGCATCACCTCGGGCATGCTCTCGCGAGTATTGCAATTATCCTCGACGCCCAAGAGACGGGCAACCTAATTAACGACCGGCCCGCAGCTACGCACGTAGCAACGGCTGTTCTTGACCGCCTGAACGCTCAACTAAAACAAGAAAGCGAGCGCAAATAATATGCCCTACATTACTAAAAACCAACGAGAATTTTACTCTCCCTTTCTTGGGGTTCTGCGGGATAGGCTAATAGATAATCCTAATCCCGGAGAAATTAACTATTGCTTGTCCTCCGTCATATGGTCGATTTTTGAAGATAATAAATCATACGCCACGGCGAATATGCTGCTCGGAGTACTTGAAGCCGTCAAGCAGGAATTTTATCGGCGTCAGGTCGCGCCGTATGAGGACGCTAAGCAGCAAGAGAATGGGGACCTCCCCCGCGATAAAACCCAGGACATGAGTGATTACGAACGGGAAGTAGAGGAGCATAATCGAGAGGCGGAAAAAAAGGCACAGGAAGAGAAAGAAACTTGTCCTTATTGTAAGGGGGACCATTCAATTTTGAAGTGCCCCATCTTATCGCGAGCGCACGTTAAGCCAGATTCCGAAAATTCGGAGTATTTCAAATCGCATCATGGATATTAACATAGCGGGCCGCGCTTACCAAATAAAGAACGCCGAACCGTCGGCCTGCGACTTGGCGGAAGTGAGTGGCTGGTGTGATTATGCCCACCGCACAATTTATTTGGACCCGAACATGGGCGAGGAGTTGCGGCGTGATACGCTCTGGCACGAAATCGCGCATGCCCTATTTTATGAACATGGCTTTCCATTTCCATCCGAAGAGGAAGACCTCACTATTTTCCTTGGCCGTAACCTCGGGGCATTCGCGCATGAGAACGCGGCATTCGTGCGCAAGTATCTCCTGTGAACGGACTCAGACTCCATCAAATCAAACCAGTCGAGCAGTTACTCGAAATTCTTAGGCACCGCCAGTCCGCCGTTGACCTGAGTGATTGTGGGTGCGGAAAAACTTACGTCGCCGCCGCTGTGGCGTCTATTTTGAAATTACCTACGTTGGTTATTTGCCCAAAAATTTCAATAACATCTTGGCACCGTGCCGCAACACATTTCGGGGATAAATTCTCGGTAATAGGCTATGAAAAATTACGCACTGGTCGCACGCCTTATGGCACTTGGACGCGCATGCCTCCAAAAGATATTCCGCCGTCGTTCGTGTGCCAATCTTGTCAGTTGCCTGTGGACCCACAAAACATTTCCCCATGCTATTGTGACGCGCCCCGGGGAATTCATTGTATTATTACCAAAAAAACCAATTGGAACTACGGCGAATTTAGGTTTAGCTCTGCAATTGGAATCGTCGTCTTCGACGAGGTACATCGTTGCGGTGGACTGGACTCGCTCAACGCCGAAATGCTTATTGCAGCCAAGCGACAAGGAATCAAAATCTTGGGGCTGAGTGCTACCGCCGCTTGTTCGCCGCTTCAGATGCGAGCCTTGGGATACGCGCTCGATTTACACACCCTTCATCCCCGTGCAGGGTTTGGATTTTATCAATGGGCAGCGCGATACGGATGCAGGCGCGACGCGACCATCGGACCCGGGGTCCATTGGCTTGTCGGTGCCGCTAAACAAAAGGCTACAATGGCCGACATTAACAGCAAAATCATCCCGAGTCGCGGTGTGCGCGTGCGCACTGAGGATATACCGGGCTTCCCTGAAAGGGAAATATCAGCAGAACTTTATGACATCGAAGACCCTAAAATTGCCGATTCTTTATACTCAGAGATGTCCGAACCACTTCGGGCGTTACACGACCGGTCGTCTCTTGATATTGCCCCTGAAAGTGCGCTCACTAAAATCTTGCGAGCACGCCAGAAGCTCGAATTGCTCAAGGTCCCAATTGCGGCCAACTTGGCGCGCGACTACTTGGCAAAAGGATATTCAGTCGGTATCTTTTGCGACTTTTCAGAAACATTATCACAATTATCCCGGGCTTGTTCGTGTGATTCCGTTATTGACGGTAAACGGAGTGACCGGGATTCCGTCATTGCGCGTTTCCAGCGCAATGAATCGCGCCTGATATTAGTCCAGAACGCTGCCGGGGGGATTTGCATTTCGTTACAAGACCTCGACGGGGAGCATCCCCGAATCGGGCTAGTGTTCCCAACATTTTCTATCGTGACGATGCGTCAAGTAGCGGGCCGGTTCCACCGCGACGGGGGAAAATCTAAGTGCTTTTATAGATTTATGTTTGTTGCTAACAGCGTCGAAGAGGATGTTTTTCGTGCGTGGAAGCTCAAGGGAAATAACCTCGACGCCCTCAATGACGCCGACTGCATGCCCGCAGATTTGCGGGCGCATCACTACTAACAAACCCACACTAATAATTGATATGCCATATACCACAAAAAAAGTTGGAAAAAACAAGGTTCAGGTCCGTTCCCCGAATGGAATAAAGTCTAAAGGCTCCACTCCCGAGAATGCTAAGAGGCAGGTTCGCTTGCTCCGGGGAATAGAAAACGGCTGGAAACCCACGGGTGCCCCGGCGCGTGACGAGATGAAGAAACGAGTGATGAAGAAATACTAAAAAACTCATTTGACAAGCGCTGTTCTCCCGCTATATTGGAGGGTAACTTTTATGAACAAAAATACAAAACGAAATGCAAGACATGCCCATAAAGAACTCGGCTCATTCAAGCCGGGTGTCCAGACGGAAAGCAAAACCAAGAATTTGCGCATGGTGGTTCTCCATAATGAAGGTGCCAACGGCACAAAAGACAGTATCACCCGCTTCGAGCCCATCCGAACCGACCGAAATTGTTACCAACGATTCGCCCGGAGGGACAGCCGATGAAATGGACACTTGAAGAAGGAATTGGAGTCGCCCGAATGTTTGAGAAAATCGTTAGCCCCTTGGGATTTCATGTTGCGTTAGGTGGAGGAGTCCTACTCAGAGGTGAGAGTATTAAGGATTTGGACCTTTTTGTGTATCCTCACCAAAAATCCACGAGTAATTTAACCCGGGTCAAAGAAGCTTTACAAACTTTGGTAAAGGATTTTCAGCCCTGTGGTCATAAATACGACCAAAAAGAGGTTTACAAGTGCTTGTTTTTGGGCCAGAGGATAGATTTCTTTTTCCTTTCTTAATTTATGGACACTGAACGTAAGCACCACCCCTTTTCGCCTTCGACCCTGCAAAATCTCGAAGCCTGCCCTTGTTACGCCAGCACGACAAGCGACAACGAGCGTAGCGTAGCTGGAACACTGGCGCACAGCGTTGCAGAGTCCGGTGTTGATGATAACCGCCTCGGTGACGAGGACAGTGCTGCCGTAGCGGAGTGCCTAGATTTCGTGGAACAGCGCCGGAAACTTTTCGAGGCTGAGCGCCTCGGTTGTGTAAGTGACCAATGTAAAGAACTGGCAATATTGGCGGACGGCAAACATCACCCAGATGAGTATGCCGCTGGGGTTGACCGGGATACCCCGAAGGTCCTCGAAATTAAAGAAGCATACCTGCCCATTGACGATTTGGAGTTCTTCCCGCATGGCGCTGGGGACCCTAAATTGCCTATGCCGGAAATGGTGCTCGGCACTACGGCAGGCTACATCGACCACGGCTTTATCTCCTTTGATAGGCGGCGCGCTGAAATTTATGATTGGAAATTTGGATTCTGGCCCGTGGAAGACGCGGACAATAACCTTCAGGGCCTTGCTTATATTCTCGGACTTTTCCATAAATATAGCACAGTGGACCGGGTTCGATTTTATTTTAAGCAGCCTCATTTGGACGCTATCTCAGATGTTGAGGTGTTGCGTGCAGACATTCCGAGAATTTATTTGCGCATTCAGACCGTAGTAGCCCGGGCCAAAGCGGCCCGAGCCAAGGGCGATTACACCGACGCGACGCCCCGCATTCCGGCGTGCAACTTTTGTAAGAATTTAGGCACCTGCCCTGCCGTGGCTCAGTTCGCCATCACTATCGGTCGCAAGTTTGCCCCGCTTCAGGTGCCCGAAAACATCACCCCGACATCTCTCCTGAATGACCATGACACGACGCTGGGATTGCGCCTTGCGCAAGTCATGGAAGTGTGGGCACGGGCTTTCAAGGGACAGACTACAGACCGCATTTTACGCGGTGCCGCCGCTGTGCCTACGGGCTACACGCTTCAGAGCCGCAGCGGGCGTGATGTGGTTAATGTGGATACTTTTTTCCGAATCGCACTCAAGTATGTGAGCGCTGATGAATACACGTCATTATCAGAGCCGCCCGGGTTTACTAAGCTCAAAAAGGTTATCAAAGATAGAGCGCCACGCGGTCAAAAAGAGGGCGCAGTAAAGGAATTTGCCGAAGACCTAATCGAGTCCGGCGCGGTGGTGCGGACGGCCCCATACACTTTTCTAAGAGCCGAAGCTCCGAAGAAAACAGAGACAAAAAACAAAACAAACGAATGAAAAAATATCTATTGCTCGTGCTTTGCGCGGGCTGTTCCAACGTAACTCCTATTGGCTCGGTTAATGGAGTCACACTCACAAGAATCACAACGCGCGGGGTCTTTTCCCCATCGCAAAGCATCGTGGTTGCCCACGACCCGAAAGTGCCCGGAGTCATTAACCCAGTCGCTAGCGCATCCGGCCCCGGCGTGCTCCCTGCAATTGCTACGGCTGGCGGAGTTGTCGCCGGTGCGGCGTTGCTGCGTCCCGCGCGCGAAAATGTGACCGCTGCTGGCACCGGAGGCGCGGCTACGGCAAGCGGTGGTGCTGGTGGCGCGTCAAGTTCAACGTCAAATTCCAACGGGGGTTCCTCGACATCTACCTCGAACGGTGGTAGCTTCATCCCGCCCGGGCAGGTCTCAAATCCGGGCCATACGAATTAACTAACAAACAAAAAACAAAACAGAAAGAAAAAAAACATTATGGAAGTAAATTTTAGTAACAAACCCGGCGACACGGCGACACAGGTTGTGCCGACACCCGAGCCGGTTGCAGCTCTAACCCCAGAGCCTTCGTGCTGCGGAGACACCCAATGTGGTGTGCCCGCAGTGCGCAGCAACTACGGCGGAGGTCTCGTGCTCGGCGACAAACTCCCGAGTTTCGATGACATCAAACTCCCTCGCATGAACATTGTGCAGGGCATCGGAGAACTGAAGGACACGTTCCCGCAAGGCGCGGTGGTGTATAACCAAGCCACGGTGCTTTTCGTGCCGCCTGTAATTGAAAAACAGACCGGCAACATACGCATTGCTGGCACGCCTCCCGCGAATATTACTATTCTCGGTTTTCGGCCAACTCGGTTCTCGGAAAAAGGATTTGGTATCGGAGGTCTCATTGTGAATAGTGAGGCTGAGGTGCGCGCTCAGGGCGGCACACTCGATTATCGCGAGCATAAGCTCAAGGAAAAAGACGGCATGCGACTTTTCGAGCCGCTTGCTGAGGCAGTGGTTCTTATTCGGCGTCCTGAAGCGAGTGCCGATGACAACACGGTATTTACATTCGACGTGGACGGCGCTAAGTATGCGCTCGCACTCTGGGCCATGAAAGGCACCGCTTACACTGCTGCCGCCAAGTCGGTGTTCTTCACACACCGCGCTATTGGGTGTCTGCAAAAAGGCGGGTATCCCTCGTGGAGTTACAACCTGAGCACGCGCCTGAAGCCGTTCCAGAATGGTAATTCGTGCTGGGTTCCCGTGTGCGTCCCGAACAGCAAGAGCAGCGACGCCTTCCTCGCCTTCGTGGCGAACATCCTGAATACGCCCGAAGCCCCGGCTGAAGCCTAAAGTTCCATAAGTTCGCCGGGTAGGTAAATCCCCTACCCGTCGAATCGTTAAAATACTTGTTGACGTTTAAACAACATTGGTGTATTCTGTTTGTAGTTAAATGAAACAACAAACAGAAAACAAAATGAAAAAAGGATTCGTTATTAAAAGCGTAAGTTCTGTGTGGCCTAAATGGGCCGCAGTATTTCCGGGCCGTCCTACCGTTTGGTTCGACTCAAAATATTGGGCCGAAGCCCATTTGGAAAACCTTCGCCAAGGGGGTGCCCAATGAATTTTGGCGAACTTAACAAAAAACTCGGCGGAAATGAAAATTCTGCTGACTGGCGGCAAGCCTCAGGCGGAGGGTGGATTTATAAATCGGCCAAAGTTGACCGTGAGGAAAACATCCAAGAAAACGCTTGGGTCTCTGGCGACGCTTGGGTCTATGGCAACGCTCGTATCTATGGCAACGCTCATATCTATGGCAACGCTCAGGTCTCTGGCGACGCTCAGGTCTCTGGCGACGCTTGGGTCTCTGGCAACGCTCGTATCTATGGCAACGCTCATATCTATGGCAACGCTCAGGTCTCTGGCAACGCTTGGGTCTCTGGCGACGCTTGGGTCTATGGCAACGCTTGGGTCTCTGGCGACGCTCAGGTCTATGGCGACGCTTGGGTCTATGGCAACGCTTGGGTCTCTGGCAACGCTCAGGTCTATGACAACGCTCGGGTCTCTGGCGACGCTCAGGTCTATGGCAACGCTCGGGTCTATGGCGACGCTCGGGTCTATGGCAACGCTCGGGTCTATGGCAACGCTTGGGTCTCTGGCGACGCTTGGGAGCATTCTCCATTGTTTATTGTTGGGTCTAGACATAGCTTGACTAACTCCAAAAAAGGGCATATCCAGATTGGATGTGAGAGCCATTCGTTTGCCTATTGGAAAGACCATTACAAAGAAATTGGTAAAAAGAACGGATACTCGCTTTCGGAAATTGCGGAGTATGGCTGCTATATTGATTTGTTTTTCGAGATTGGAAAGTGAAGCGAATGAAAGACACAAGCTTAATTCCAGTTATTGCGGAATCGAACCGGCTGCTAGCGGCAGCAGTGCAGCACTTCGGGCTCAGCGTTGACCCGGCCCGAATACTCGTGACGATTCAGAGCAAGGGACGCCGCAACGCCCTCGGGTGGTTTTGGCACAGCCGATGGAGTCCCGAGAAATCCAAGGATAAGAAAGAATTCCTGCACGAAATCAATCTGAGTGCCGAATATTTGCGCGAGCACAACATGGGCGAAACGCTGTTGCACGAACTGGCGCACGCGGAAAACCATCACTGCGGTATTCAGGACACCGACAAAACCGGGCGACGCCATAACAAGAAATTCAAAAGTATGGCGGAACGCCTTGGACTTTCAGTCAAGAAAGACCCGAGCCTCGGCTTCGCGTTTACAGACCTTGCAGAGCCCGCAAAACAGTTCCTTGACAAAATCAAATTTGACCGTAATGTGTATGCCATGTGCAGAATCGTCGAAAGCAAAAGTTCCAAGCAGGGGACTCGGCTTCTCAAGTGTGAGTGCCCCGAGTGTGGCTACGTTGTTCGGACTACGCAGAAGTGGCTGAGTGTGGGTTTGCCTACGTGCCCTTGCGGCGAAACAATGGAGGCGGCATGATTTCATTGTCGTCATTAAATTTAAGTATTGACCGCGAGACTCGTCCAGACAAAAAATATTGGCTCAAGCAAGCTCGTATGCACTTTCGGTCAAGTATCACCCACCGAAAAAAAGGGGAAGCTATTATGAATAAACTGGCGTCTTATTTGCCCGGTGATTTTTTGAGTGTAGGAGGAAGCAAGTGAAAAAACGCACTCTCAAAAATGTAGCCCCGGCACAAACTGCCGTGGCCGAATACAAGCCTGAGCCGCGATTCGTGTTCCGCGTTAGCGTGCACGAACAGCACTACCTCCGGGTAGGGGACGTATTTGAGTTCGCGGGTCGGGACCACGTTGTAACCAGCATTAACGAATGCTGCGCACGAATCGTCCCGGTGACAGAAGGCACGTTGGTTAAGACTGTGTTTAAACCACGCTTTTCTGAAACCCCGGTGGAATTCCTCAAGCCAGAACAGAACCGAGCCCTCAGCGTTTCGGCAAACTCTGAAGTGAAATTATTGCATCGTCTCGGGAGAAATTGGAAGGAACGAATTTCGGGAGCATATCCCGACGGGACTAGTGGTGTAACCAAGCAAACACTTGGCCGACATATAAAAGTAGCACTCCCGGTCACGAGCCGGGAAGTCCGGGAGCATAGCCCGGCTAGTCCTATAATTAAACGTGGCCGTGGCCGACCCCGCAAATGCCCAATATGTAAAGGCGGGCATCCTGTGGGGTGCTGCGCTCAAGATGGACATGGCGGATAATAACGGGGCAACGACGGCCAGCCGGTAATGGTGCCGTCCGCGTGGGTGCTCCCGCCGCGTGAGGTGCGGGGGCAATTTATATGAATTTTTGCGCCGGTAGTTTAATCGGAGAACGGCCCGCCTTCCAGCGGGATAGTGGAGCTTCAAGTGCTACCCCGGCGCTCCATTTTGTTTTGTGTGAGTCTCCGGCTGAGCGAGTTACCTTTCGAGAGACTATTGACGGCTACCACTCATACATGAAATACAAGGACACTTGCAACCGAAGGCTCAATTGGAATGTGTATTCGGATTCCGGCGAAGTGTTGGCAGGTGTAGGTGTTAACTCCGCAATTCTTGCGCTTGGCGTGCGAGATTCTTTTATTGGCTGGGATAGCGCAGCGAGACGCAAGCACCTAAACCAAGTCGCCAATAATTACCGATTCGCGGTGCGCCGACAGGAGAAAAATCTCGGTAGCCGTATCCTACGCATTCTAGGAGTCGTCGCGCGCAAAGAATGGAAAAACCGATATGGCGATGACCTACTCCTACTCGAAACGCTGGTCAAGCCGCCGTGGACTGGGACCGTTTATCAGGCATCGGGGTGGAGTTACGTGGGCATGACAAAAGGGAGTTCTTTTTCTAAAGCGCCTCTGGGTCTATGGAAAAAAGAAAAGTCGGCCCGGGGAGACCTCGCCCGTTCTAATCCAAAGGCGGCAATACTCAGATATGCAGTCGGAGGTGAACATTATCATGTAACGCAGAGTGAACCAAAAAAGATATTCCTTCGTCCGCTCGTGCAAAATTGGAAGGAGACCCTGTGCCTTTAATTCCGTTAACTAGAGGGTTACAAGTCCAAGTGGATGAAGAGGACTTTATTCGCTTTGGTTGTTTTAAGTGGTATGCTCAAAAATGTGGAAAGACATTTTATGCAGCAAGGCGAAAAGGTCCCCAAGAAGGGCGTGCCTTGGTTTTACTTCACAGAGAAATTCTCGACGCCCCAAAAGGCATTCAAGTTGACCACAAAGACTGCAATTCTTTGAATTGCTTGCGCTCGAATCTTCGGTTGGCCACGCATAAACAGAATCGAGGAAATCAGAAAAAATATTGGAAGCACCGTTCGACAAGCCAATTTAAAGGAGTGTGTTTCACTCCTCAATTGAATCAAACAAACCCTTGGATGGCTTACATAGGGGGAAGGCCCAGAGTGCATTTAGGATATTTTCCTACAGAGAAATTGGCAGCAAAAGCATACGACCAAGCGGCCAAAGCCAGATACAAAGAGTTTTCTAATTTGAATTTTTAATAGTATGCCTGAAGGAATTGCTATAGATTTCGAGACCTTCTACTCTAAGAAACTCAAATACACCCTCAAAATCGACATCGCGGAGACTTACTGTAAGTCCCCGCTTTTCGATGTTTATATGATTTCGGTTTGCGACGGGCGCTCCACATGGGTCGGCTCTCCAAAGGATTTTAATTGGGCGGCACTTAATGACAAAATGGTAGGAAGTCATAATAATTATTATGACCGAACCGTTTTTTATGAAATGCAAAATCGAGGTTGGGTTGGGAAAGACATCAAACCTCGCGAATGGTTTTGCACGGCTAACCTGAGCAGCTACATGTGCGGGTTTCGTGCCCTCGACGACGCGATGGAGCTTCTTTTCGGGGAAAAAATATCCAAGCAGGTGAGGTCCGACGCGGATAATAAACATTGGCCCGCAGACTTTACGCCGGAGCAGCAGGCCGCGATGCGAGAATATGCCCGCGCGGACGCATTCAACTGCTGGCGAATTTTCGACAAGTATTATGATAGCTGGCCAGTGCTTGAGCGCCGCCTGAGTGAAATCACAATATCTCAGGGCATGCGAGGGGTCGCTATTGACCGGGCGTTGCTTGAGACCCAAATCATGCAAAGCCACGAAATGAAACTCAATGCCGAAAAACTTATCCCGTGGATAACCGAAGCCTCGGAAGAGTGGGAAGGGTTCGAGGATAATAAAGGCAAGCCAGCATCTACTAAGTGCATCGCGGAACAGTGCCGCCGTGCGGGCATACCGTGCTGTCCGGTCAAGTCCGACGATGAAGAAGCCTACGCACAGTGGGAACTGACTTACGCGCCGCGACACCCTTGGATTAAGGCGCTCAGTGCATGGCGTAGCGTGAACAAAATTTACAAGACTTTTCTGCTCGTCAAAGACCGATTACGCGCAGATGGGACCATGCCTTTTGGGACTAAATATTTCGGCGCTCACACCGGAAGATGGAGTGGAGACGCGCGAATCAATTTCCAGAATTTTCGTAAGAAGCCAATACTCTGCAATGAGACCGGACTATATGAGGACAACGAAAAACGCATTAACGGTGCTATAGAAACGCATGAGGGAACCGGTAAGTGGCCGGAGTGGGTGCGCTACGCTATTGATTTTCGGCACCTCATTTTACCCCGGCCCGGAAAGAAGATGATTGCGAGTGACCTCCGTCAAATCGAGCCCCGGGTGCTTGCATGGCTGAGCGGCGATACGTCGATGCTGGATATGCTGCGCACCGGCATGAGTGTGTATGAGGCGCATGCCCGCAACACGATGGAGTGGACGGGAGGAAATCTTCAAAAAGAAAACCCGGACATTTACAAGCTGGCCAAGGCTCGTGTGCTCGCGCTGGGTTATGGCGCTGCGTGGGAAAAGTTTATTACAATGGCTATGGAGCAGGCGCGTATTGATATTACCCTCAATGACCCGGAGTGGGTGGAAGAAACAAATCCATTTACGGGCGAGGTGAAACAAGTGTCCGGCTACGGAAGCTACTCTAAGCAAACTGTTCGCGAATTTCGGGAGCAGAATCCCAAGACCACGGGGCTGTGGTCGAAGCTCGATACCGCATTTAAACAGAGTATCGGCTCAGATTTTGTGATGACGTTGCCATCAGGCCGCAAAATGACCTACCGGGGGGTTAAGCGTAGTGTGCGAATAGAGCAAGACGAACATACCGGCAAGCCGTGGCGCAAAACTGTTTTCACCGCACAGGTCGGGCACCGCCGCGTGTCGTGTTACGGAGGGCTGCTCACAGAAAACATCGTTCAGGCGGTCGCGCGCGACGTGTTTGCTGAACACATAGTTAGGCTTGAGGACACCGCTGGGATAATCAACTTGTGGGGCAACCACGATGAAGCCGTGCTTGAGGTTGACAATGATGTGCGCGTGTGCGATGTTGAAACTCTGATGAGCTATTGCCCCGAATGGCTGAACGGTTGCCCAATAGCGGCTGCGGCCAAAGAAATTCCACATTATCTCAAATGAGACTGGAAAAATCCACTACGTTCAATCCCCCCAAAATTGCATGGCGGGTTACATTTCCATATGGAAAATGTTGTTGGGGTCCTTATTGTTATTCTCGGTTTGATGCCGTATTGCAATGGTTTAAACAATGGGTGCGAGGATTATGAGTTTTTACTATTGCCGCAACCTTACGGAAAAAACCATGCACTTAGGCGTGCAGCCGTGGGAATTCCAACTCGCTGCACCTATCTCCGTTCAGATTCGGGAAGATAAAACATCTAGGCAGGAGTGGTATCGCAACCCGGCAACCGAACATTATTTTTACACCGGCATTGAAGGCTCCAACCCGAACATGCGCCCGAGCAAGGATAATCCACCCCGATACTTGCACGCATTCACAGCCGATTTCGACTTGCGCATCCCAGCGGAGCGCGTGACGGAGGCCATAGCCGCTATGCAAATCAAGCCTGCGTATGTCGAGCGTAGCCTCGGGGGCAACGTGCGCCTTGTGTGGCTACTGAGCCGCCCGCTGGCGGTGGACAGTTTTGATTTTACGGTGTTCCTTCTAACCAAGGCTGTCAAATGGCTGCACCTAGACTTGTTGCCGGGTCTCGACGAGCCCGCTTGGTGTGACCCATCTCGCTTGCTATGTAACGGGTGTTCTTGGTTCAATACTGGCGCGGGGACTATCTCGGAAGCAGCGCTGCAAGCATTTTTTGTAGAATGCGGACGCGAGTTTCGCTTCCGCCCCGCTGACGAAAACAACATACCCCTAGAAGACATTGAAAAAGCACTCAAAGAAAAATACCCGTCGTTCAACTGGCCAACAGACTTTACTCTGGGAAGTCAAGGGCCTTCATTCTGGGTCCCGGAAAGCGCAACCCCGCTATCTGCTGTCGTCAAGGATTCTGGCATGTTTACTTTTTCGGCGCATGCCGGAAAACCTTTTTACCCGTGGTCCGAAATATTGGGACCGGATTTTGTTAAAAACTTTGCGACGAATGCGGTAGCCCGCGCTACGGCGGATATTTATTGGGACGGGAAAAAGTTCTGGCGCAAGGTGAATACCATATATTCATCCTGCGAAATGGGCGAGATGCAGAACTTTTTCAAAGTTGATTGCAAACTCAGCACTAAGCCCGGAAACTCCGGCGTCAATCCCGTCGAAAATGCCCTCAATCACATTTACAATAATGGCCGCATCTATGGCGCGGCACCGCACTTGTTCCGCCCTCCGGGCATCCTCGATTTTTATGGAAAAAAGATGCTGAACACTTTTGTTAGCAAAGTCATTAAGCCCGCAGATGAACTGAGTCCGTGGGGTGCCGAAGGCAATTTCTCGTGGATTAGTATGTATCTGGATACTTTTTTAGAGCCCGCACATCAATTGGACCATGTTCGCGCGTGGCTCAAAGGGCTATACCTCTCCGGCCTAACACTCACTCCAATGCCCGGGCAGAATATTTTCCTTATGGGCGGCGTCAACGTGGGCAAGACGTTATTTAGCCGTGGCTTCGTGGGCCGAATCATGGGCGGATTTGCGGACGCGAGTGCATACCTTATCAATGGCGGGGGTTTTAATTCCGAACTCATTGAGGTCCCGATATGGAGCGTGGATGACGAAACGATGGGCGAGTCAACCGCGTCCCAGAATAATTTCCAAGCAATGCTCAAGAAAACGGCAGCTAACCAAACACTTCAATATAACAAAAAATTCGAGGTCGGCTGCACGACGGAATGGGCGGGGCGAATCATCTGCACCACGAACCTCGACTACGTGAGTTCTCGTGCGCTCGGCCCTATGGACAATTCCAGCATGGACAAGATTAGCATCTTTCGATGCGCTTCGAGAGCCGGGCGTTGCATTTTCCCGAACCGCCACGTGCTTGCGGCGATTCTCGAAAAAGAACTGCCCTACTTTTTGCGCTGGTTACTGGAATGGGAGCCGCCCCCGGAGGTGCTGCGTGACGTGCGCTACGGCTACGTGGCGTATCACGAACCATCTCTGCTCGACCAAGCGCACCAGAGTAATAAGGTAGCCCCTTTCAAGGAATTACTTTTCGAGACGCTTCAGGATTACTTCACTCAAAACCCGGAAGCGCGTGAGTGGCGCGGCACCCTGACGCAACTCACGCGGCTACTGTGTATGAATCCACTCAATGATACTATTATTCGGAACTTGCGTTTGGAGCAAACTAGCCGATACTTAGAGATGATACAGCGTGAAAACTTAATTGAGTGCTCGGTTGACACGGGGGCAGTCAAAACCCGCGTATGGATTTTTCCTCGTTTTGCCGCACTCTCACTACCTGAATCCAAACCTATCACCCCGCCGCCAGAGGCGAGTAACAGCGAATACAATAAATGAGTGCAATACTTAACGGACTGCCGGAACGCGGCGACATGGCCCCCGGGCAGGAGTCGGACCTCGCGACTCGTATTCAAAAGCACCAGCGCGAAGAAGACCGTAACGAACTCGTAACGCACAACCTGCGCGAGGCGGTGTGCTACGGCGTGGGCTTTAGCAAAGGCCGACTGCCTGAAGACGAAATACTCAGTGTGTGCTACCTCGCCCTCAGCAAGGCGGCGCGCAACTTCAAGCCCGGGGGCATTCGATTTTTCGCCTACGCGAAGCCATACGTGCGTGGCGAAATATGCTTGCTCTGGAAATCCCGGGACGTAGTGCGCAATTCTAGTAAACACGAAACCGAGTTACATCCGATTAAGCGCGAGATATATACAAGCGGAGACCGGGAAGAAGAACTAACTCTAACCTACGATGATAGGTCTCTTGAAATTAACGGGGAACCCGTCGAACCGGAGTTCGCGGCTATCGACTTGCGAGAACGCTGGGCCGTAGTTGAGCCCCTCATGCGCTCGGTGCTCAATGAACGCGAGCGCATGATACTCGAACTGAGCTACATTGGAGGGTTTACTTTTGAGCAGCTACGGCACAAGCTGGTGCCCGTGATTACGCGCACCGCCGTCCAGCATACACATACGCGGGCGATTCGCAAATTGCGTTCCGCCCTGAGCAAAAACAAAACACTATTCTAGTAATGGCCAACATCCTTGCACTCGACCTCGGGACAAATTGTGGCTTCTGTTATAATATTGGCGCAGTTCAATTTCAAGGGACGTGGAAGCTTGCTACAGACAAAGAATTACGCGCAGCAAAATCGGTGCGCCTTAATCGCCGCGCGGACATCCGAGTAACGAACTTTTTTCAAATCCTCAAGACGAGTCAAGGGTTTAATAGCTTTGACCACATAGTTTTCGAGGACGTGCGGTTCCATACCAGTCTCGCTCAATCTCAGCTTTGGAGCAGCCTGCGCGCCGCTGTGTGGATTGCGTTCCGGCCCGAGACCATTGAGGCTGTCGATGTTGGAACACTTAAAAAGTTTGCCACGGGCTCAGGAGCAGCAGATAAGTCGGTAATGAAAAAGAAACTAATAGAAATATATCCTTACCATTGTTTTGCAAGCATGGACGATAACGCTATAGATGCTACTTGGCTATGGATTTGGGCGCGCATAAACTTGAGCAAGGAAAAGGTATGAGCAATAACAATTTTTCCGTCGTAAATCCGAACAAGGAAAATGCAAGTTCAGTGCAGATAAATAACCTGCTTCAGACCATAGCGGTCCTCACGCAGTCTGTCCGGGAGGTGCCAGAACTCAGTGGAGGTCCCCTCGACGGAGGAGTCAAAACTGCGGTGGAACTGAGTATCATAAATGCTTGCACTCGACTCGATGCCATAATGGGAGATAATTCTCGCTGGAATGTAGCCGACTACGTAGCCCTGAGTGCAACCATGCAGAGCATGTACGACGAGAACACAAAACTTATTCAGGAACAGCGTGCGGCGTACGCTGAAGCAAGTTCTGCGCACAATAAATACAAGCCCCAACTTGTGCGGCTAACTAATGGAAAATGGCTTGCAATTTCGGGTAACATGAACGATATTGACAACGCTCTCGTCGGACTCGGGGACTGCCCTGCGGACGCGATTGCGGCCTTTGATGATATGTTCCGGGGCCAAGTCAATGACAAAGTGGCAGCGATTATTGAAACAGATAAAAATGAAAAATCAAAACAGCAAACCGTGGACGGAATCGGAACTGAGGGACCTACGCAACCTAAAAAATGCAGGCGTAAGCGACGGGGACATAGCGACTCGGCTGGGTCGGACAGTTCGCTCAGTCTCGACTAAGCTTTGGTCTATCGGGGCTAAAGCACCTGCCGCAGAGCCGCTGTCTGACGTTGCGGAATTTTGGAAACGCAAGGCCGCAGAGCTTGAGCGGGAGTTGACCAAGACTAAGCAGTCCCGAATCGCAGAGGAAATGCTCGCGGAGCAGGTCCTTAGTATGGCCCCGATTTCGTATCATCCCCCGGAGTTCGATAGCTCCAAGCTTTTCAAGTCGGATAAGCATGCTACTGGCCAGAGCGCGGTGTTGTTACTAAGTGATACCCACATCGGTTCCGTGGTTCACCCGGAGCAAACCCTCGGTATGGGGAATTACAATTTCGAGGTTTTTCTTAGGCGGCTCAAACGGCTTGAGCGTTCTGTGTTCAGTATTCTGGAGGACCATACCAGCACGCCGATACCTGAACTGGTCATTCCGATGCTCGGGGACATGCTCGACGGCGCTCTGACGCATTCTGCGGAGTGCGGGCAGGCTAACACTCTGCTGACCCAATTTTATTCTGGGGGACATGCCTTAGCGCAATTTTTGCGCAACCTTAGTGTGATTGCCCCGATACGAATTCACGCCTGCGTGGGAAATCATACTCGCTGGCAGCACCAGCACAAAATGCCGACCAAGAACAGAAACTCGAATTATGACATGCTTCTTTATCTCTATGTGCAAGCCCTCACACGCGATATTTCAGGAATACAGTGGGAGCTTAACGACCAACCTTTCGCCACGTTCGAGGTGCAGGGATTTCCGTTCTACTGCGGGCACGGTGACAACCTGCGCGGGGGCGACAAAGCCCTCGGACTGCCAGCACACTCGATGGGCCGCATGGTATCGACTACCACACAGCTATTTACCCGTGCTGGACGAGACACCCCAGCCTATTACTGCGTGGGGCACCTACATAGGCCAATTAGCATACCGCATGCTAAGGGAGAAATAATTGTGAACGGGGCGTTCCCGGGCATCGACGGCTATGCCCTCGGGGAATATTTCAACAGCAGCTTCCCAATTCAGAAGTTTTGGCTCATGCACCCGAAGTTTGGTCGGAGCGCGACGTATGACTTGAGGCTCGACCTCGGGGACGCTACTCCGCACGGATATGAATTGCCCGGAGCATTCGCTTGTAAATAGGGGAATCCCCTACTTATTTACCTGTAAGATTTCACTTGCGCAGTTTAAATAGCGTGTTATATTAGGGGCATGAATGAGATTCACATTTTTGAAAAAGCAGGACTCGGAAAAGCGCCATTTAAAGTTACGGGAATAAGTGAGAATTTATTCTCCATACCGGGAGTTCCCGGCAGCACTAAGCCCGGGGGGTCTTGTGACTACTGTTCTACCAGCATTCGATACGAATTCCATATTGTTAGTGCAGACGGGAAGCGAAGTAAAGTTGGTTGTGATTGCATCAACAAAGCTGGGGACGCCGGAATACGCCGTCAAACCGACTCGCTTGTTAAGGAACGAAAACGCGCCGCAAAGCGGGAAAAAGATACCGCTGTCGCCGCAGAATTGAACAAATTTATTTTCGACCGCCAAAACGAACTGGCGTCTCTCCCGCACCCTATGGGGTATTCTGACCGAAAAACCGGCGCTCGCCTTAGTAAGCTGGATTGGGCGCGCTGGATGGACCAAAATTGCGGTGCCTCAGGAAAAGCGGCTGTCCTTCGCCGCCTCAAATCGGAACACGTTTAAACGACGGGTTTTAAAATGGACCGGAGGAGGGCACCTTGCCCCGGCACCGCACCCGCAGTCGGTGCCGTGGGAGCGAGGCTCGCCATCTTGGCCTGAACCGCCTTGCGTGGCGCTGGCGTGCTTGCTACACTCACTGCGGGCATCGGCATGGCGTTTCCTTGAGGCGGGGTCATAATTGGCGGCGCAACCGGTCCTGCGGGCACCTGTGCATTGAATATCGGATGTTGCACTCCCGCTTTTCCGAGCTTATGGTTGATTTCGTCAAAGGATGGGGCAATGGCCCTAAGTTGCCCTGCGGCATCGGCCTGTTTTAGGGCGTCCCCGTGAATATGGAGCGTGTTATAAAGTACTCCGGTTTCCCCATTCAAACTTCGGTATAAATTGAATCCGGCTTGTAATAGCAGGTCCTTATTCTCAATGAGAAGTTTTGCGTCCCCCCGCTTGCTAAATTCCTTAATCGGCGCGCTCACGGCAGGCGGCGTGCCAGCCATAAGCCCCTGAATGGCCGGAATCTTGAGTAATGTCTCAGGAAGGCTTGGAGGTGCCTCTGAAGCTGACGGTTGGGCGGCATTGGCGGCGCTCATATCGGGCGCTGGTGTCGCCATTTCCGGTGTTGCGCTCGCGTCTCTTGGTTCAACAAGGTTATCCATATCAATAAATAGTGTTTAGGTTCCGGGGTTCCGCGAGAGCTTTATTTTTGTCTTCCCGCCCCTGCGCGGCGGCTTCAAATTCGGACCAAAACTCATTCCATTGGTCATCGAAATAGGCGGCTCGTGCGGCTTGCGCTAGTTCTTCAGTATCAATCTTATTTTTCATATCTTGGCTCCACTAATAATTCTTGTTGCTCCGCTTTGGCAGGCTTGGTCGATGCCTTTTGCCGAAGCATACGTTCCCGCACTCCGGCCCGCAGAGCTTCGGTCTTGGGAACCTCAGCCCGGTAATCCCCGAGATTGAGACGACTCCACCCCTCGTTCGCCCACAAAGACTTTTCCGCAAACCAGAGCGCTCCCTGAAGGCTATCAGCCCGCATCCCGAGTTGTTTAGCGGCGGCTCGAAAAGCCTTTTGCGAAAAAGCGAAATCGGCCTCACTCACGCCCGTTGCGTTTTTGGGCAATATCCGCCAACGGTCAACGAGACCTGAATACCCGAGACGCCGCATGGTTCTGTCCGCCCACAAATCTATTGTGGCCTCATGCCCGGTTCCAAGTAAGTTCTTAACAAAATTGAGGGTCTTCGGCCCGCGAGCCTCAGTTAGCCATCGGCGTGCTAACACTTGAAGCACGCCTCCCGAAGAGATGCCATACTTCTGCCCGTTGCTTTGGCGCGGCCACAAATCGTTTTTTTCTACCCAATTTTCGAGCCACGCTGCGGGGGTCTGCCCTTCCGAAGCGGACTTCTCCCACGCACCGGAATTGAGCTTGTCCATGCCTTCATTGAACTTGGCCACAATTTTATTAAAACGCCCGGACTTGAAACCTTCGAGGGCATCCACGGCATAAGCGAAATTCGACTCCGGCGCATTTTGGGGGCTGGTCGAAGCGAGTAGCTCCGCGAAAATTGGGGCATCAGCACCAAAAGTTTTTTTCAACATTGGGGTGAATTCACTATACCATCGCTGACCGGATTTATATCGAGGGTCATCCTGATATTCTTTGGCAAACTCTACTAGCTTACGGGCAAAAGCATCTACGGCTGCGGCCTCGCTGCCCGCTTTTTTATACAGAGGAGATTCCGTAATTGCGCTCGGGATACTCTCGTCACGGCGTGCGGGGATTACGCTTTCCGGGTAATAATCGGCAATGGCTTTTTTCGTCATGCCACTAAGTTCTTTGGTACTCAGGGTGCGTTTTCCGAACCCGGGCAACTCCATTTCAGCCCCGGCGTCACCTTCTCGGTTCTGCCGCAGTATCTCCGGCACATCGACGGGCTTTCCGCGAAGCAGGTTCGGTAGCGCATCCGTTATTTCTCCGAGTGAGCGCAGCTTGGTGTCCCCCTTCCCTCCCGTCGGAACATCCTCACCTGCATCGGCATCCCAAATTGCCACTTGGTCATTCGCCCGAGCAAACGCCTTCGAGTTCTCGCGAAACTTCTTCGGCACCACGGCGTTCAGGTCAATACTCACGGTCGGCTTGCCGCCCTTACTAAATGAAAATACGCCAGCCTTAATCCCGGGCTCGTCGAGTAGGTCGGAATATGGCCCGAGTGCTTTGAGGATGTTTTCTCGGGTTACGTCTTTCGCTGGAACGTTCACGCTCGCGAGAGTCACGATGTCTGAGGGTTTGCCCTCGGGCTGTGTCCAGACCGAACCATCGGGATTGAAAGTGTGCCCGCCTGCTTGGCCAGAAATTACTTCTTTGAGGCGGTCTTCAAATTCGGGGTGCTCCAAGCGAGGCTGGAATTGTCCCTTAAAATATTTGTCGCTGGGGTTATAGGTTTCCAAATTGCGCACCGCCTCCGGAGTAGCTGCGGGCTCTGAAGCAGCTTGCGTGGAGACTCCGGCCTCGCTCTTGGTAATGAGGGGGATATTCGCCATTTTTTCGCGCCGCGAGTCCATGTCGAAAAACTTGGCGCTGTCGCTGTCAACTAATCGGACCACTGAGTCATCGAGCAAATGCACAACCATATTGTCGATGGAACTCAGGTTCTTGTCAACCACATCTTCCACAATTGGTTTTAGACCTTTCCAATCCCGCGCGCGTGCTTCCACGGTGAGGGTCCCGGAATTCTGCCGGTAGTTTATGCGCGCGAATCCCGACTTGAGGGCCTCGACTTTGGCTTGTTCCGCCCACTCAGGAGATTCCGGTTTAGTTATCCCGTAGCGCTTCATCACTTCGGGGTTATTTTCCAGCCATTGATGGTGCCATTCTCCCCCCGGAATTTGGACCACTGAGCCATTAGGCAGTATCCACGCGCGACTAAATCCGCCGCTCGGTTTATTCAACTTGAGGTCGGAGTCTTCTTTGGGTTGAAATTGCCGTGTTTCCTCAGGAACAACAATATTTTTTTGCGGTGCAAAAGGTCGCTCAGGCGGGGGGACATATCCCGATTCTCCTTTGGCTGGTATATTACCCTCAACACTGCGCAAATGTGGACCAAAATTCACCCACGCATTTTGAGCTAGAGTTTCGGCTGCGAGAGCCCCTTGCGCCTCTTCGGAATACATCCCGGAGTGTTCGCGCCACGCATTAAACTCGCCTTGCGGCCCAAAAGAGTAGCGTTCCTTAGCGTGCCCGAAGAAATCATGCACTGCTCGAAAAATATCATTGACCGGAGCTTGAGTTTTCCCTCCATCAAAACTAACCCCACTTGGGCGCATCATTAAATTGTCCGTTCCTGCGGAACTTGCTTTGTCGCTCGGTAAGAAAAACAAATGCTTGTTATTTTCAATGTCGTCAAATAGCGCGGCAGATGATTTATATGGCTCGCCCTCGCCAGTGAAAGGTTCTATGGTGTACCCAGCACCTGTAATTGTTCGATACTGAGCCTCTGTTTCTTTGGCCAACGTGGAATAAGATTTTTGGACATCTACATTATTGGGGTTGTGGCTTGCAGCCTCATAATAGTCTGCGAGTCGTTTAGCGTTCTCCCCACCGAGAGTTTTATGCTCGGCAGGCGCTATAGCGTGGCCTAGATAATATTCCGCAACTTTGTTTACTTCTTCGTTGCGAGCCGGTTGGAATTGTTGGGCCATTCTAAGAGCATCGGTTTCAAGCGATGGTGCCTCTGTTCCCGCGCGTTCGGCATACTCCGTTTTATCAATTTGCCCAATTTCTAGTGCTTTTTTATATGCGTCAGCACGACTCAAGTATCGCCCGGAATTATCCACAAATCCATGTTCCACGGCGCTAGAATAAGGCTTTCCAGAGTCCATCATTTTTTCTATGGCATCGCCATGGTATGCTCCCGTCCAGATTCTACCTTCTTCATCTACTATAGCCGCAGACCGAATGGCATCCGGGCGTGCGCTGGGCTGAAATTGTTGCTCCCTTCTTAGAAACTCTCCCGCAGACCCGGTGCCAGTGGCCGCTTCCCATGCCTCTCGGAAGAACTGTGCCTGAGCAGCGCGCGTCATGGCGTCCTGAACGTTACCCTCTTTGAGCAGCTTGCTTGAGTCCGCCCGCATGGCATCGTAATGGTCCCGAAGTGACACAGCTTGTTCCGGGGACTCTATGGACTTGCCCACGTCATAAGCAACCTGAGTAAACCCTTGCCCCTTGAGCCCGCGAGCCCACTCCATAAATTCCTCAGGCTTGAGGGCCGCGATTGCGTCGGGCTTCGGTTGATACTGCACGTCTGGATTTAGTTTCGATGTAGTACGCACATCTCCCGGGCCTATGGTTCTTGCTTCTATTGGCTCCCCAAATACTTTAGTCCGAAGCTGTGCCGCAATTGGGTTGACTATGTGTCCTGTTAGGGTATCCGCTTCCCCTTTTACTCGGTTAGCTAATTCTCTATATAGAGCTTCTCCAATACCTCTATTCTGATAGCCCTTATCTACATGGATAGCCCCAATTTCATAAGAATCTGTTTCCGGGTCTAGGTAAGCGCTAATCCCAGCAACGGTGTCGCCATTGCGGTCCCGCAGTCCCAAATCAATCCCGGCTTTGCCCACCGACCCATCTCGTCGTTGTCGTGCAGGCGCGCGACTGGAAAATAATGAAAGACCCTCTTTTTCGCCCACTTCTTTTCCTTTAGTCGAAGTAAATCCGAGAGGGTCCGGTTGAAATTGACGCGCATTAGAAAAACTCCACGACTCAAGAGACCGCTCCGCACTCGATTTTACTTGTCCGGCATCGACCGCAATGTTTTTAGCCCGAACACGGTCAACAAAATTCCCGCGACTAGTAACAAAACCTCGCTCCATGTCGCCGTCATAGAAAGTGTCGAACCCGGCGTCTTCAGCTTTGCGGATAGCGTTCTCGTGAGTATTCGCAGTAACCACTCGTCCGCTCGGCAAGCGAATGGCGGGGTCTCGAATAGATTCCTTCTCTGCCCCGCCCTCTGGTTGAAATCCAGCACTGAGTGTGAGGACATTTGCCCCAAAAGGTTCGGTGCGCAGACTCGGGACCGCCTTTTCGATGCGCGGGAAATTCAGGCGTTGGCTCACATCAATAAGGCTGGGTCTCGCTATGCCGCTATCTGCGGCAGCTTGTTCCACGGCCTGACGAAAAGGATTTACCTCTAATACGCCTCGGGGCTCGGGAATTTCTGCCTTGGCTAACTGCTCGCTTGTATATTGTCCACGTGGGCGCACGGGCTCAACTAGACGGCCTGCCCCAGTGGCAGCACTCACTTCTTGCCCCGCAATATGCAACGGTGCTACGCGAGTGGTCGTTTCTGGAATCTGGACATGAAAAAGGTAGTTAATTAGGTCCGCACGATTCTGGTCAAGTGGTGCAGGCGTCCCCTTTTGCTCCGGGGTGAAAAAACCTCGCTCCGCAGTTTCTCGTGGCACTACAATCGGTTTGCCAGAGCCGGTAAACCCGGACATTTGATTTCGGACAAAGGTATTAACGTCGGCCATTAGCTGCGCACGGCCTGCGGCAGTGAATCGACCACTCTGCGCATCAACGTCATAGGGGATAGTGGGCGTAGTTTTACCTTCACGAATCATTTGCGCGTGCCATTCAGCATACTTTTCAATATTCGCATCGAGGTTATCCGGGGACCAGCCCACGAATTGAGGACCTTTGCTAGTTATGTCAACGCGATAGGGGAAAAATTCTTTTTCTACCAATTGCCGGTCTTTGTTCTCGTCACCTCGCGCCTTTTCAATTTCAGCACGTCGCTCCGGTCGCACGCTAGTCACTTGGCCCCCTGTGCCTACTTTAGTTGGAGCGTCCCAATAGAGCACTCGAATACCTCTCCCCGCTTGCGTAGCGCTAAGTATGTCGCGCGCGGCCTGAGTCTGTTCCGGTTCTGCTGTTGATTTGGTATTCAGCCATTCGTTTGCTTTGTTGAGAATATCTGGTTTTGCTGTTTTTGAAATAGGTTCTACGGTCTCGGGACCTGCAACCTCCGATAAAGCTTTTTCACTAGATTTCATTGACCGAAGCGATAGCGGCCTACCGTATGCGTCCTTGCCTTCCACTAAAGGAACACCTGTGGCCTCGGCGCTGCGTCCAATTGCGCCCACAATGCGGCGATATAAATCTTCAGGCGTCCCGATTTCAGCCCCTCGGTTCTGAAACAGAGTGTCAAAATTAGCGGCCCTATTTTCGCGCATCATGTAGGTATCCGGGGAACTTGTCCCAGCCCTTTTTGACAACACATCCCTCCAATTTTCTTCGGGGGTCAGTTTCCGGCCTTCCAAATGTTGAGTATAGTCTTTGCCTATTTGGTCCCACTGTTCATCTGAAAATTGAGCGCGCGTAGCAGCGTCCATTTTTTGATTGAACTCTGGGGGCAGTATTCTTTCGAGGACATGCCCCATCTCTTCTCCGACTGCCGTAGAACCCCCATTAAGGAATATCACCGGTTGAGGTTTACCATCCGGTCCTCTCAGGTCAACAGTGAATCCATTCTGCCTCGAAGCATGTTCAACTTCGTCGGCAGACATAGGTCTTCCCGATTTAGCATAAGCATCTGCAATTATTTGCGCCCCTTGTTCCGGTGTAGAGTATGCATAAATACGCGCCCCAAACTTTCGACCAAGCTCACGAGCGAAATTTATTGCACTCGCCTTTTCTTCTGGCATTGATTTGAGTGTGTCTGCGGTTACTTTATCTAGCGCCGGATTTTCTCCGTAAGAGAGCGATACTCGGGGTGCGAACTCTCCGCGAGGCGTTACCATCTCGCCGGAGACTACTTTACTCAAAGCCCCTTTGACCCCGGGAGCGACTGCAAACGCTCCGCCATAAGAAACAAGTCCTTTAGTCTCTTCAGGAGATTCCGAAGTGACGCCAGCTATTCCGGTCCCAATCGTGGCTCCTTTACCGATGTCTGCCAACGCCGTAGCTCCCGCAGAACCAAGGTCCACTATACGTCGGGGCAATTCCGAACCGCCCGCAAGAATGTTTCGACCTGTAGCGGATAACGCCTCTCCGCCTTTTTTAAGAAGAGGACCCGCAATTGAACCACCGAGAGCCATCGCTGCTTTGCCCATTTCCCCTTGCGCAAGTTCGACTACGGCAGCAGTTGGTCCAGCATGACCCACGGCCTTACCTGCTGCCGATGTTATAGCGCCCCCCGCCCGGGCACTTTGCCCTAGTAACTGTTTAACAGCGCCTTCTGAAAAGTTTCGGGTTCCCTGAGAAATTACTTCACCACCTTTTTTGAGTGCTTCAGCGCCCGGTCGAATTGCACGAGCCGCAGCCTGAGCTAATGGTAACGTAGCCGCTGTACCCAGCACCGCTCCTGTAGCGGCATTGATAATTCGGAAGCCTTCGCCAAAAGCCGCAAATGCAAGCGGGTCAGTTAAAGATAACAACTCAACTTTTTGCGGGTCTAGGTAAATTCCTTGTTTTTCTAATTCCGTTGTGCTGGCTTTGCTCAATTCTCCGTGACCTGTAGATATAATGGAAGCTTGCTTTGCGGTGGCTATGTCGTGGAAAAATTCTTTATCAATTTCTCCCGGAGGTAGATTTTCCCATAATGCTTGTGCGTTGCCCCCAGTGAGTCGCCCAATGGGATTGGCGTGAAGCCATTTTTGCGCCGCACCTCGGGCCATAGTTCCCACACCAAAAGCGGCGGACTCCATAGCGGCGGCAGTTTCGCCCTGAGCTTTTTTACTTGTGTCAGTCCTTGGCCCCGGACCCGGCGTCATATCCCAAAAATTTTCCGCCCGCGCTAGGGCCGCTTTAGCTAGCCAGCCAATCGCGTGTGGAATTTGTGTAAGCCCTTCCACTACATCGGCACCAGTTACACCCTGAATTTTATGGTAGCGGACAACTTCCCGTAAGTTGTCCATTACTTTCGGGTCAGCTAGTGCATCTGGATTTTGGATAGCAAAAGCCACTGGCGAAAATTCTTTGTCCCGCATCAGTTCCGAAACAGCAGTGCGCTTCACATCGTCCGCAGAGAAAAACTTCTCAGAAGCTTTTACCTCCTCTGGGCTGGGCGGTGTATCCCGGAAATCTGTGACTGGTGTAGATGCCGCAATATCCTCAGCACTCGGAGGAGTATCCGCATAACTAGGGGTAGAGGCCGCAATGTCTTCCGGTGTTGGCGGGGGACGTAAATCTACGCCAGCCGCCGTAAGCTTATCTCGTGCCACTTCCCCGAGCAACTGCGTTCCGGGAGATTGGGTCTCACCCGGTAAAAAGTTAAAATTCTCTGGCATACTATAAATAGTGTGCTATGTTCTGGTATGAATTACAAAAGTGAATGGCCAATCGGGGTAATGCAAATCCAGCCCCGAACTCCCACCCCACCGCCACAAACCACCCTTTCGGGGACGCAAAAATCAGTAGCAATTGCCATCGCGTCCTTGTGGTATTTATGTCCTGTTTTCATTGGGTGCGTATTGGGTTGGCAATGTTTAAACGCTCTTTGGCACTGGTTGCCCCTCGAAAATATTGTGGGATTCATTGTGGCGATTGCTTTTTGGGCGTGGCCAGTCATTTCCATGATATTTGTCGTGTGGCTCATTCGCCACGCAATTATGGGGCTGGCGAGAGATATACACAAAGACATTATTTCAACCAATTCCACGTCTTCCCCCCGTCAGCACTAATCATTTGCCCCTTGCCGGGAACTGTCCGTATCTGGGGGGATGCCCCTGTGGCGGGTGTAGCCGGAGTAGCTGATTCTTGTCCACTCTTATATTCTTGGGCAGATTTCAGTATGTCTTGGTATTCTTTGCCTACCACCGTGCCCGGGGGCAACTTCCAAACATTCTGCTCTTGGTCTTTGTAACTGTTTATGGTATCCACCACCGCCGCCCGGTCTTCCGCAAAAGCTTTTTTTGCTTCTCCGATAAGGCTGCGTCTCGCGCCGGGGTCAAGCACTCCCGTTTTAGTAAACTTGTTTATACGGTCCCGAATTTCTTTGCTCGGAACGTCAATGGAATTAAATCCCCCTTGAATTTTTTCCTCCAAGTCCGCCTCTGTAACACGAGTTTGAGGGTGTAAGAGTTTGTAATACGCCCTAACGAGCTTGTCATCAAAAACTAACAGCGTTTTGTCAGATGTTCGCTGAGCCGCATCATTCTCCGGGGAACCTATGGGCTTTCCGGGAGTCAATTTTTGGAGGTATTGTTCTGCACCCAATACCTGTTCATTACTAGCTTTCGCTTCATCAAAAAGTTTAAGGTGTTGCCGTCCCTCCATCTCAGTCCGCAAATCTTTTGCCCTCTGAAATTCTCCGGGGTCAGGTCCTAAATCAATTTCCGGCGTAGGTTGGCCGATTGACGGAATGCTCGGTTCCACTACTGGTCGTGTTGCAGGTTGAACGGAGGGAGAAATAACAGGCGCGGTAGTCTCCTCTCCCTTTCCTTTTTTTGCCGGTGCCATACTATCTACATTACCATACACGCTAAGCACGTCATGTATGTCTGGAATTGGATTTCCAAAAGCATTACGCATTACCATAACTCTACGGCCATTGCGAATCTCTTCCTTACTTAGGGCCGGGTCGGGCTTAAGCATGGGCAAAGACCATTGAAGCATCTTCATACGCTGCAAATACTTTGCTCCCGCGTGCGCCATGCTATCTTTGTCCTCGGTGCCATCGGACTTGAGTATCGGGTTCGGACTGAGTTCCCGATATAGCGACACGGCCCCGGGTTCGCCGTAACGCTGCTCGTAAATGGCGTCGTCGAGTTGCTGTTGACGAAGTTGTGCTTCGGTCGGAACTAGAGGAGACGCAACTTGCGCTTGAGTTGTCGCTAGATTTGATTGAGCTATTTGTTGTTGCCGAACTGCGGCGCGCGCTTGAATCCCTTGGTCGGACGAAAATTCTCCGAGCGACTGCAACTCTGCCTTTTTTTTGGCCTGCCCGACTTCGCCGACCCTATCGAGTATGTCGTGCGCCGTGAGTGTACCCTCCCGAATCGCCTGAACCATTTGAGGAATGCTACTCGGTTGCACCAACGGCGTCGCGGGTGTAACTAGAGGTTGACCGAGCGTGCTAACAGGTGCTTGTGAATTATCGCCTATCCCAGCCATAAGGAACTTTTCTTTAGATTCTCACTATCCCACAATGGTTGTTGGTTTGAAAAGTGAAAACATTGTTTTTGTTGTTCCGGGTCCAGCATATTAAAAGACGCACAAGGGCGGATATGGTCAACATTCCATTTTCCTTTTCCTTTGCCTCGGTTTTCCCACGACATGCCCGGTTTGAATTGCTTTTCTAAATGCTTGCGAAAATCTTCAATCGAACACCCCAGCAAATTCAGAGAAGATTCTGATTTTTTAGCCTTGCCACTCAGCGCACTCCTAATTCGGCTACGGTGGTTTTCCAGAATTTTAAATGCTAAATTGGTTCGATATTTCTTTCTCCACGCCCGTTTTCTTTTTTCCCAGAAAACCGGGTTAGAAGTTTTTTCGTACTGCCGTCGGTTTTGCAAACCCTTTAGACTAGATTTATATTTTTTCCTAACTTCTTTCCCTTTCGGACTTTTACTATAGTCCCGAGCGTATGCGTTAAGTTTTTCTTTGCGCTTCCTTTCCATGTCAGCAAGTATTGTAATTAGAGATAATACCAAAAAATTCATCTTAATATTGTGGTAATGCGATGTTTGCGTTTGAGCCGACAGGTTGCATGCCCACGGGGCTAGAATATAGTGAAGGCACCGGCGTGGGCCTCGGTTGATTATAAAGTTGCTTCTGGTAATACGACGGATTGAATGGGTCAACGCTCTGGACCTTAGCGTTATTGAACCTGTCATTCCACGCCTGAGTTGCGTCATAATTCTGTTGCGCTACTTGCTTTTGCTGCGCATCGCGTGTGATATAGTCTAGTTGCGCTTTTTGGTCCCGGGCTTTGAACTCCCACGGGGTCATATTGGCCCCACCGCCAGCCGGTTGCTGCTGTTGTGGCTGAAATCCACCTAAAATTCGAGACAACAAAGACTGCAACTGTAAATTCGCGGGGCTCAAATTTTGCATTGCCTGCTGAATAGAAGGGGGTAGCGAGCTATTGTTCGATATTGATGTCTGTGCTCCTAGTGGTCCATTTGGAATAACTCCTGTAGTCCTAGACGCAAGCGCTGGGTCCCGAAGCGCTCCGGGAGTTACTCCGATACTAGCGTTGTGCAAATCTGCGTTCGGAGCTAAGTGCGCGCCGGTCCACGGTCCGAAGGACACTCCTCCGGCTGCTCCCGGGGCCATGGCTGAATTTGCTCCGTAATTAGCACTCATATTTATAAAAGGGCCGCCACGGCATCTGCGTCGCCGCCAGCGTTAGAGCCGCCTCCGCCCCCGCTACCTACCGCACTATTCCACAAATTGCGGGTAGTCCATGAACTAGGGGCGACTTGACCAAGTGTGCTACCCACGGCAGGACCGACCGGTGCCCATGCTTGAGCCTGAGCAACTCCTCCTGCTGCCGCAGCATTAGCGGCACTTTGGGCAAGTTGGTTCGTTGCACCGACTCGCGCCATCCAAATGTTAGCGATATTGGAGCCACTGAGGCCAGCGTCGGGCACTAAAGCGTCACTGAGCTTCAATGCGTTTTGAGTACCCCCAAGAGTATTCAATTGCACGCTGCTCAGGTTCGGAAAAAGGCTGCCCAAAATGCTCTGGCGGCTTTGCTCTAACTGTTGCGCCGTGGTGGTGAGTTGCTGTGCCTTTTGTTGGCGTTGCGTTTGCAAATTGAGGCCAGCTTGACCAATAAGTTGACGCAAGATTGTCTGACCGAATCCTTGTGGCCCTGCGGCACCTTGAGTCTGTCCCGTCCTTTCCAAACCGGCTTTCATAATCTCGGCCTGAATGTCCGGGGGCAGTGTGGCTCCTTGACTCAGTTCATGCAGCGCTTGGTCAACAAGTTGCTTTTTCGCGTCCTGAACTCCGGGCACACCGGCTATGGCTTCTCCCGCCGCTTGGCGTGCTACAATGTCCTCGGGACTTCCTGCCCCGAGTTGTCCTAGCTGCACGGCTTGTTGGTTTTCGGCTGCATAGCGGGTGCTGAGCAATGCAGGGTCCACCTGACCTTGAAGCGCTAGCCGATTTTGAGTGCGTTGAATATCCGCAATGGTTGCCTGCGGTCCAATTACATTCGGGTCGAGTTGGTTAAATACAAAATCTTTTTGCTTTTGCAGGGCATCAATCTGCATTTTTGTGGCAGTCTTAATAGCGTCCGCTTGAATCGCGCTACTGGCTACCTGTCCAACGGCCCCAAATACGTCACTCATAAAGTTTTAGAAAATCCTGTCTCAACCGGAACAAAGTCAAGTGATTGGTATAGACGTTCCATTGCATCGCCGCGTAGCACACCGAAAGCCGCAGATTTGAGACGCACGCACCCAGCATCGCGCGCAGCGTGTTCCGCGAAATCCATGAGTTCAAGGGTCCCTCGGGTATTCGGCAATGCAAACCAAAAACATACTAATGCCTCGGCTTCACCCGTAAAAAGGTTTGGAACGAAAAGAGCACCAAGCACGGCACCCGGAATCTCCCATGTGCGCGCTACCCCGAGTTCCATAAGCCGCCGCCACTGCGGAAAAAAGTGGGCCGGATTGGGTTGCACAGGGTATTTGCCCGTAGCGTTGAGGCGCTCCGCCACGCTCAGGAAAATCGGCAGTAATCTCTCGGTAAACTGCGGGGCGGTTAATTCGTGCGGTGTTGACATGCCTATAAATAGTGTGGACTTTAGGTCTTAATGAGGTGCCAAAGAGCAATACTAGGTGGGTATGGGACCAAACTGCCCGGAATCACAAATGTAGTGGCCGGAGTCACAGTTTGGCTAAGGTTCACTGTTACCTTGGTCGGGCTGGTGTATGCAGTGATTGTCACCTGCGGGCTACCATCGGCAAATTGTAACACTTGGCCAACCATGGTCGTATTGAATACCGCCGCGCTGGCCGTCACTACCGTAAGGGCTTGAGTCACCGTAATCGCGGGAGATGCCGTGGACGAGTCAAAACCTGAATCGTTAATCGCCACGAAATCAGTCTCTCCGAATGTCTCAAAAGATTGTCGGTGCGCTACGTTAGGGCTAGTTGTCAAGTCCGTGCCATTCAAGTCTTTGGTCGCCTGAGAAACATAACGCCCACGAAATGCCTGATTGCTAGCGCCGAATAATTCCCACCCGGGGTTAATTGCGAGTGCGTCACTGAGGAACGCGATACCAACAACCTTAATGTCGCCCGGCACGCCACTAACAGTCCGCCACGCGCCGCGCTCCCACCAAATTAGGCACGAAATAGTGCTGTCATAAAACTGTTGCAGGTCAACGGGGGCGGTAGGTCGCGCCGTAGTTGGACCACTTTGGACAATACTGTTAAAAGGCACCCAATTTGTCCCGTCGAAAATTAGCCAGCCAATCGGGTCGCCGATACTCGGGTCGGATTCACTCTGGTCCTTCGTTGTGCGCAACCATACCGGGGGCGTACTAGTAGTCGGGATACTCAGTCCAACATGAAACCATTTTGTCTCACTTGCGCTAATATCGAGGGGCACGTAACGCTTAATGTTGTCATCCCAGACGTACCACTGCGTTCCTCCTTTGAGCCACGGCCCCACGTTGCTCGTGGGCTCGGTGTCGCCAATAAAAATGAAGTTGGTCCCGCTAGGGCTCAGGATTCGCATCCGGCGCACCATCTCGTCGGCGAAGTCTTGCGGCTTGCCAATAAATGTCGCGGGGATTTTCCCCATCTGGATGAGCAAATTTGTGCTAACTAGCATTTTACATTTCTCCTAATTTGTGAAGCTGTCATCTTAGCCCTAGTTTCGGCAGAATGATGTTTTCCAAACATCGGATGATTTTTTCCGCTCAATCTACGGCTACTCAATGACTGTTTTAATTTAGTTTCTTCTGACGTTTTCTTTCCGAGCCTGAACTTACGTAGCGCTTCTCGGTGTTCAGCGGAAAATTTTTTCCCTTGGGCAGCTATACTCATTTTCAATCGAGTCTCTAAAGACCTTTTTTGTCCGAGCATGGAAGCTATTCTTTTTGCGATAGTTTCCGGGGAATGTTTCCTGCCCGTCATAGCTTCCCTCATCTTACAAAGAGTTTCTTCGGAAGGGTTGGAACAACCGTCTCCCCCTTCCGTAGAGTTCACTAATTCACACCCTAAATTTTTGAAATGCTGGATGTAAATCTTTTCATAAAACTGCCAGTCTGCTGTGGGGACAGTATCAATAATCTTCAACACCGGAACAATCCCCAAATTCCGCAACTGAATAATCCAATTCTTCCTGTGGCACTTAGTCTTGTCGAGTAAGTGCCCAGAAAATCTCTTTCGGGGATTGTCAGATTTGCCAACATACCTTACGGCCTTGGTGAACGGGTCCACCAGAACATAAATATGTGTATTGTCAACCATAAATTCTATGCAAATGGGGGCCGTGTTCCGTCACCCCCGTTATATAGTAGTGCGGCTTCCGGGTCAGTCAGAGCAGGTTGCCAAACTCCTATTTCATCAAATACATGTGTAGAATTGAACCCCGCGCCGCCCGCACAAGTTAGGAATACTAATCCTGAGGCGCTAGGAACATAGACTTTGACCCCAAATTCAACGGGTGCGCCGGTCTCGTTTGTGCTAAACCGCACTTTACCATCAGTGGCATCCCACCAGCACCGAAAGAAAACAAAAGTATCCGGCGTTATGGGGCCGCTATCTATTGTTTCGTTATTATTCAGGGAATCGTTCACATTGAACGACAACACTAGCGACCCAAGCGAGGTCCTCCACGTAACCGCGAATACTCCGATTTGATTGTCAGCGCCATCGAACATAGACCACGATAGTTGCGCTCCAAAATTCTGCCCAGCCTCAAATGCGCTGGACTTCGTCCAACCGCAAACCGACCAGCCATTAGCTAAGCACTTCAGCCCGGCCTCATGCACCACGTCATTTGTAGTAATAAACCCAGCGGTAAAACTGCCAGAATCGAGTATCATTTCGATTCCCTCGTTAATAACCCCCGGCACATCGGTAAATCCCCCAACCATTTGATAAGAATCGCTAAGCACTATTCCCTGCACAGAGTCAATGCGGTCGGACAAACCTAGTTCATCCATTTCCCAATAAAAAGATGGAACCGGAATGCCGCCGCCTCCGCCCCCCGGGGTTGTAAAAGATTTATCCTCTCCAAAAGTGGACCCATTAGCATTGACGCCCACGGCTCGAAAATGGTATATAGTGCTGCCACTAAGTCCGATTATGTCTTCCAAGAATGAGGAAAAAATAGTGCTATCTCCCATGTCCTGAGGCGCGGTATTGATGCCGTAGCCAGTTGTGAGGCCATATTGAAAATATGCCGATGTCGGAAATCCGGCAGGATTAACTTGGCCATTGAGCCGCGCGCTCGCTGACGCAACATCTGTAGCGTCGTCCGTAATTACTTCAGGTGGGCCAAAAGTGTTGCCGGAGCAAATAGGGTTACTCAGGGGCGTCTCTCCGTCTGTAGTAATAGCGCTTATTCTAAAACATCCTGCCGTAGCGGGCTCAAAAATCGTGCCGGGAATACACTCTGCCACAATAACATATTCCGAAGTTTCCGGGTGCGCGCTATCTGTTGCTTTATAAACAGAGTAGCACAGAGCTCCGGGATAACTGTTCCACGAGATGCTAAATCGACCGGAACCTCCCGCAATTACTCCCGTGACTCCCGTTAAGTGACCAAGAGGGTTTAGGACAATTACCGGGCCACTGCTAGAACTGAAAAGCACGTCGCATATCGGCGGGCTCACATAGTTGAGCACGGGGCTCCGCAAGAACAGTGTATTCAGGGATGTTTTCAAACTATTTCTTTAAGTCCTGCAACTCCATGCTGAACGGCCCAAGATTTTGTCGGGGTAAAAACCACATCATATGGTGAATCGAAGCCTGTGAAAACAGTCACACTGTCATCGTTCGGGTTGATGACGACCACCGCATTATCGGCCCACGTAGGAACATAAATTCGGTCATTGTAAGGATTGTATCGGATGTTCACGGGGTTAGCGGCAGGCCGGGTAAGGTTGATAGTAGCAATGGCCGCGCCGTCAACAGTTCTAATTTTTTCAATCTGATACGAAAACCGACCACCTAAATTATATAGTGTGCAGTATAGATGCCCAGCACGATAGCAGCACCCTTTAGCGGCAGAGTTGGTTCCATTTATATTAACGCTTCCGTCAGCCGTGAGGGCGGGAACGTCGAAGGCATATATTTTTCCATTCCCGGGTACCCACAATAATGCTAAATCTCCGTCAAAAGCGAAACTAGATAGGGGGCATCCCGTAAGGTCGGCGGGGGCTCCTGCAAGAACAGTTACACTCCCGGGGTCGAGTGACCAAGTGTGGGTAAACCCTCCTGTTTCCCCATCGAAATACGTCCCATAAATTCGCCCACCCAAAGCTAACAAATTACGAGGACCCTCGGAAAAAGTGTCCCCCGCTACTGGCAAAGCATCATATAGCAGTGTCGGGCTATATGGAGTTGCCACTAAAGTATCAGGGTCAATTTGTACTAGATTTTTCACCCGATGCGCTGGAAAATCATTCTTGGAAAACGTCATCCAATTACCAGCGTATAGTCGGTCTGACACTGAGTCATATGCAATGTAACTGTCATCGAAGTCCGGGCAAATGAATCGGGCTGCGGCCTCTTTTACCCCCGTCGTGGCATTGAGCCGGTAAACATAGCCGCCGCGCACCGCGAAAATCTTGTCGCGGCCCGGTTCATAAACTGCATTATTTAATGGCATACTATCATCTCCTGCTCCTCCACCTCCGCCGCCTCCGGCTGGGGTAGTAAAATTTTTGTCATCTCCGTAAACTGTCGCTATGTCGTTCACTCCTACTGCTCGAAAATGGTAAGTGGTGCTCGCGGTGAGGCCCAATATGTCTTCCGAAAATGGAGAATAGGTATCTCCGGCTCCTATATCTTGTGGCGGAGTATTTGTTCCGTAGCTAATGTTGAGTCCGTACTCAAAATATACCGAAGTTGGAACACCCTCAGGGTTCGCTTGTCCATGCAATCTCGCACTAGCGGACAACACATTGTCCGCGTCATCTGTGATTACTTCGGGGGGACCGGAACAAAGAGGCTCACTGAGGGGCGTCTCTCCGTCCGGCGTGATTGCACTGATTCGGTAACATCCCGGGCCGGTATCAAAAAATCCTCCATTGATACACTCTGCAATAATGACGTATTCCGAAGTGTCGGGGTGCTCCCGGTCGATAGCTTTATACACGGAGTAGCATAGCGCGCCGGGGTAATTGTCCCAAGATAGTCTCCATCTCCCAGAGCCGCCCGCAATATGACCCGTTACGCCGCTGAGATGCCCGAGAGGATTGAGAATGATTACAGGACCGCTGGACGAGCTAAAAAGAACGTCACAAATGGGCGGCGAAGTGTAGTTCAGAACTGGCCTGCGAAGAAATAATACGTCGAGGGAACTTTTCATTCATCGAAGCCCTCACCAATACTGAGGACAGGAGGTAGCACCCTCAAAATTTCGGCCTCTGCTGTCTTGGTTGCGATTATAGATGCCACACGGTCTGCGGCGTCTTGGGTCACAATGCTTTCGCTCATTCCCACCCCCACCGCACTAACTCCGCCCTCTTCAACCGTCTCCGTTTTGACAGAAACAAACCGCTGCAAAATCTTGTTCGCTAACTCTTCGGCTGCGGTGCTAATGTCCTCAGAGTGGACCGCTGAGCCGTCGAATCGAACTGCATTAAATTGGGCCTCGTTTACACAAGAATCTGGGTTCCCGCTCTGGTCTTCCGGCGAAAGAAAAGACCAAGTGCGTATCCATTTGATTGTGGCTGGTCCGTGACCGACCACAAGTAATTGAAAACTGTCGTCTCGGTTTTCGTCTTTGCTAGCCTCCACGCCGCACGTTCCCGTGTCGGTATCCTCGCTCTGCTGCTGAGCGTCTTCAGTACGCAGCACTCGGGCTTGAGCCTTCCACGCGAAAAGTTCCGTAGTCGCAGTGATGTCGAGGTCGGGTCGCATCACACCCGGGGCAACACTAATCCGTTTACCGAATATCTGTTTAAACGCACCACGAGACCCTCCCGCAAAGAAAATCCCTACGTCGGTGTCCTCCTCAATACCCGCAAATGCTACGTCCGAATATTTCATCAGACAATCCTGCCCGGGCATTTTTTTCGTTTGACCCGTGGGGCCAAAATATCCACGAGTAAAAACCGCCCACATAATCGGACACCGGTTATCAAGTCGCTCCGGTCGGAAGCATTCCCATAGCCGATTTATGCCGTCTTCATCCTTGCTTACGTGATAAATTCGCTCATGCCCCGCAATAGTGCCATAAACCCATTCCACGGGACGAGTTCCTATCCAAACTCCCGACCACGAGGGTCCGCTATCATCCACCAATGTTTCTATACTGGCGTCATTTAAAATAAAGGTGTGCTTGTTGTAAACATCTTCAGCCGGAACACTCATCAATAAAAATTGTCCAAAAGCAGCGCCCGCAACAAGACTCAGGTCATCACTCACTTGAGTCTTGCTATACATCATTTCATTATCGCGAATTGGCAGTCGGACCTGAAGCTTTCCTGCCGTAGCGAAGTCAAACACTACAATGCCACTAGGACCAAACCAAGAAAGACGAGCAAAATGGTTCACAATGGCGCGCTGCCCTACGCAACCGGTCTGTAAAATTTCTACCTGAAAATTGTCAGTAAGGGGCCACTGGTCGCGCGCGCGAATGTTCGCCTGAAGCACACTTACATTTTCATTTGTGAATACCGCGAGTTGAGGCACCTCGATACTCGGGGTTTTCGCCATCGCGGTTATATCATTGGAAAATGCGAAACCTTGAATGCCCCCGAGATAAACCTGCTCACGAAAACTGAATGGATTAGCTATGTCGGAAGCGAAAACTAGGTTTCCTTTTGCAACCCAAAGCCGGTCTCCGACCCACATCATGCTACTTCCTGCTGGGGTCTCGAAAGGCAAATCTCGAATGTGACCAGAATTACTGCCGTCATACCATCCCGGGGCGGTGTTGCCGCCATCCTGCATAAACAGAACCGCCTTAGGGGGGATAACCTCGATAGCAGACGCGAAATCATTTGTTATGCGTTGCGCAGTCTGAGTAGTGAGACTCCAAAAAATCTGCTTTGCCGAAGACGAGAAAAGAATATTTGGCAACTGACGCCACTCGACGAAGGGATATGGTGCTACATACGCTACCCCGTCGATACAAGCAACCATTTGCTCAATTCCCACCTTCGGTCTAAAAATTGTCGCACCTTGTAGATTTCCGTCAGGAAAAGCCACGATGCAACGATACCCGGGGCGACAACCGACAGTGCCCCCCATGTTGATTACATTTATCCCCCACCAATAATACCCTACCGGCAACTGGTCTGGTGAACCATCGCTCTTACACCCTTTTAGAAATGACCCGTCATAATCCAGTAATAGGGAGGGCGGAAGCGGGTCAGGCATAGCGTGCCCCTTTACTTAAATTTTCATGTTCCCAGAGAGGTTGCAAATTGGAAAAATTAAAGCATAGCCTTTGCTGTTCCGGGTCGGATAAATCAAAACTTCCCATTTTGATAAGGGTCCAAGCAAAAAAAAGAGTAAACTTTCTATCTTTTCTTCCCATTTTGATAAGGGTCCAAGCAAAAAAAAGAGTAAACTTTCTAGCGAATGTCATAATCGGAAGCATCTCTTAAACTCTGTTCTCTTGAGACGACTTGCATCGGGTCGTAAGTGGGCGGCTCAATCGCTTGCTGTGCTTCAACCTCAAGTCGCACTGCATCAGCCTCGAAAGCATGCGCATCCCCAAGCTGGTATTCACTGTAGCGCTTGCGGGCTGTTAGTGCTAACAAGAATGCTACGCGAGAAGACATCGGAATGTGGTCGAACATGCTGGAAAAAGTAGGTAGTTTACGGCGGAACGCGATGCGCACCCAATTGCACGCGCGCCCTAATTTAATACGCCGAAACTGTGGAAGCGTTTCGTCCGGTTCATACACTCCGAGAAGCACCCCGGTAGAGCCGGAGTCATCTATAGTACTGAGGCGAACATTACCTACAGTGGGTTCTTTATCCACCGCAGTAATTCGCGCGATAAGCGGGGCATCTACTTCGGGAATCGCGTAACCAAAGATGGTCGGGACGGCATAGCCGTTTATCCACACGCCGTTCTCTTGTCGCCTAAGCACTTGTCCTTTATCGTCGTAACCATAAACGACAAGTCGTTTTCCGTTGTCTTCTTCGCTCTGTAAATACGCCACGATTTTTGAGGGAGACGTGAGGTCGCGATAAGTAGAATGGAAACCCCCTTGGTCAAACCACGACCATTCGCACGATTGTTTACAATCGCCGGGTCCGTTGATGTGGAAGGAAAACGTCTGACCAAATCCAAGCGTAGGTTGCCCTCCGATGTTCACCGCAAGAATATTTCCAACCTCACGAGGAAGCGCCACACAGGCACGTCCACAACAGCGGCTTCCGTTAATTGTTCCATTATTGTTGCAAAGTCCAGAGCCGTTACAATTGCAGCCAAGAGTGCAAATATCCAAATATCCCTTTAGACCCTCCGGGTCCATTTTATTCGCCACGATGCTAACAGCATCGCCTACCCAACGGAAGAACTTGACCGAATTGCACTCGCCAATTATCTTCTTGGATTCATCAAAAATGTCGAGGACTTGAATCACTCGGATTCCTCCGCCAAATGTTTTTCCATCATTTCTTTGAGTGCGTCGAGTGCATCTTCGGTCCCTTTGGCCTTGTCGGAGTACATCTCGTCAGGTTCCTCTTCTCCCTCCACGTCGCAAATTGCTTGCACCTCAATCGTGCAGGCGTATCGGTGCTCACCCTGCTTATTAACAGAACTGGTTTCGCTAACTTTGCGAAATCGAATTGTCATCTCCCCTTCGTCGGGAAGGTCAAGTTCCTTTTCTCCGTCATAGTGAAAAGACGGATAATCCGGCTCACGGTCTTTGGGTTCTGCCAGAGTAGGGACGGACACCCCGGATAGTTCGTCCATTGCTAGTGAGATTTCTTTGTCCATATTATTAACAGTCACAGTTTCGGACCACCAGTTTTATAGACGGAGGTGGTTTTGCCGTCATGTCCCCACCCGTGGCGCGTTTGCACTGGTCCGGTTGGCTCAGGTCTTCTGCGGCTTTGCCCTTAATTACGGGTTGGCCGCATCGCTTGCGGTTTGTTTTCACATTAAATAGTGTTCCATCCGTCACCCCAAAGTGTGCTCAATCGCTCGAAATATCGCTGGTAATCGTGATTAATGTTGTGCATCGAATACAGTCTTTCCGCGCGTGCTCGGATATACGCTTTGTCGAGTTCGAGGGACTTTTTGATACCATCCACAAATCCTCCCAAATAATTGCAGTGGAACCCGGTTTTGCCATGCTCCACATTCTCTGTAAAACCGCCCCAATCAGTGCTAACTACCGGAGTGCCGCACATCTGAGCTTCCACACTGACGCAGCAAAAAGGCTCAACATATAATGTAGGGCAAAGCACCACACTAGCGCGGCTTAGATAATTATTTCGTTCCGCCTGTGGAAGTGCTCCAAGGAACTCAACCCCACGCGGGACTAAATCCTTTTCCCGGTCGTGGCCAATTATTTTGAGTGGCAATCCCGCGAGTTTCGCGGATTGAATAGCTACTTCAACTCCTTTTTTAGGAGTGAGTCGTCCTAAATAAAGCGCAAATGGCTCCTTCTTTTCTCTAAACTCGAACTCTGCCGGGTCGAAAAAAACTGGAATCACGGTGTCGAAAAATCGTCCCTCACTTATTTTTTGGTATCCATAAGTCCAATGCCTCCAAATGTTGCTCTCAAAAACCCGGTAGGCCCCAAAGCTTCCCTCATATCCGATAGAGTATTCTACTGTCATCAATTCTGGATGTGCGAGACTAACCGTCTCCTGAGATGCGCCACCAATTTGACAGATAAAATCTCGCGGTTGTTTGCGCAAACCTATCTCCCGAATCATACGAGGATTACTCAGTTGCCACAATGGAGACCGCTCGTCAATCCAAGCGTGTTGGTATTCCGTGGCGGTGTTTGCACGTCCTGAAAAGGACTCAAGTAGCGTAGTGCGCTCCTCTTCTGAGATAATGGGAATAAGTTCATCGCACCACGATGCATCGCTATTTTCCGCACCATAGAGGAAAACAGTATGGCCCATAGACTTCATCATATGCGAGAACCTCAACGTCGCCTGAGCAAATCCGTCGAGGGAATATTTTTTACTCACTGGCGCATTCGGCATCGCCAGCAGGTGAATCCTAAATTTTGTATCCATATTAAAAAGTGCTAATTACGGTGCAACGACCCCCACCGCCCGTGCCGCCTAATCCCCCCGGACCACTCGTTGCTGCTCCTCCCCCTCCTGCTCCTCCACCGGGAAAGCCCCCATTACCTCCGGTTCCACCAGTGGTTGTTCCCGCGATACTTCCTCCTCCTCCCCCTCCTCCGCCGCACATGACTCCTGTACCCGCTCCGGTGCCCGATGCTCCTGAACCTCCTGCAACACTACCCCCCGAAGCTCCTCCTCCCGAAGTATAATTGTTGCAGACTCCTCCCGTTCCTCCGGTTCCTGACGCGCCAGTATTTACTCCCGCGCCACCGCCGCCAGCCCCAGCCCCATACTGAGAACCTCCCCCGGCCCCTCCGGGAGCAGCCCCGGTACGTCCTCCTCCTCCGCCTCCTCCTCCGCCGTATTCACCCGGGGAACCCGCTCCGGTTCCCCCCGGTCCCCCCGACCCCCCTATAGCGGCTGTATTCGCCGCGAGAGTCCCGGGCTTCCCATTAGCCCCACCAAGTCCGGGATTTCCAACTCCACCCGACCCCGCCGAACCTCCGCCCCCACCTCCACCCCCTCCCGTAGCAGTATTGCTAGTGCCTGCCGCTCCCCCACCC